TACGTTGCCAACGCATTCAGCCTGGGCATGGTCACACCTGCTGACCTGCCCAAGGTTCGATTCGCCAGCATCGCACGCCCCGTGCTCGATGGATTGGTCTGGACCAGTGCAGTCGGGCATGCTGATACCGCTGCGCTGCTTGGCGTGCCCATGGCGCGCATTACCGTTGCGCTCAAGCCCGGCGACACGCTATACGTGGCGCAGTTGCAAGGCCCTCGTTTGCCCGAGGGCACGACAGTCCTGCCCGCAGGCAGTTCGTTCGCGTGGGCTGCCGTGACGCTGTAAGTTGCATTTGCGCGCCGGCTTGTTACACTCGGCGCATGGGACGCAGACCGACGTACGACCAAGATGTCATCAAGCCAGAGATCATTGAGTGGATCTCAGCGGGTAAAACCCTGCGCGACTACTGTCGCCAGACTGGCAAGCCGACTTTCGTTTCAATCTACGACTGGCTTGCAGATGACGCGGACTTTGCCTTACGCTTCGCGCACGCTCGCGATACCGGATCCGACGTCATTGCCGACGAGGTGTTGAGCATCATCGACACCGAGCCATTGGCGGTCCATGACGACCTGGGCAACAAGCGCTACGACAGCGGCAGCATCTCCTGGAACAAGAACCGAGCCGAGCAGCGCATGAAGCTGCTTGCGTGCTGGAATCCCCGCAAGTACGGCCAGCGCACGGTGGTGGCCGGCGATGATGCGGCGCCGATCGTGCTCGAGGTGAAGTTCGACATATTCGGCGAGATGCTCAAGAATCTGGCGCTGCAGCGTCACGCCGAGGAATGAGCAATCTGGCCGAGCTGCTGCGCGCACCGGACGTGCGCGAGCAGTACGCTCGGCTGGCGCCTGAGCTGCGGGCAGCGTTTGACTGGCGCGCACGCTGGGTGATGAAAGCGCACAAGTTCCAGCTCGAGCCGGTGGGCGACTATGCGATTTGGTTGATGTGCGGTGGGCGTGGATCTGGGAAGACTAGGACGAGCGCAGAGACGCTGGGCTGGTGGGCGTGGTCTACCCCTAAGACACGTTGGTTGGTCGCAGCTCCGACCTCCTCAGACCTTCGTAGCACCTGTTTTGAGGGTGAGTCAGGACTGCTCGCGGTGATCCCCGAGATCCTGGTGGCCGACTACAACAAGAGCCTGCACGAGATCCTGTTGACCAATGGCTCGCTGATCAAGGGCATCAGCGCGTCGGAGCCTGACCGCTACCGAGGCGGCCAGTGGCACGGCGCGTGGCTCGACGAGCTGGCGGCCTGGGACTACATCCAGGAGGCCTGGGACATGATCCAGTTCGCGGTGCGGCTGGGCACGCACACGAAGATCATTGTGTCCACGACGCCCAAGCCCAAGGCCCTGATCGTGGACCTGATCGGGCGCGACGGCGAAGACGTGCGCGTCACCAGGGCCAGCACGTTCGTCAACATCAAGAACCTCGCACCCAGCTTCCAAGCGCAGATCAACCAGTACGCGCCCGAGTCCTCGCTGTACCGCCAGGAGGTCATGGCCGAGCTGATCGACGCGGAGGACTCGGGCATCGTCAAGCGCGAGTGGTTCAAGCTCTGGCCGGCGGCCAAGCCGCTGCCCAGGTTCGAGTTCATCATCCAGAGCCTGGACTGCGCGACCAGCGAGAAGACCCACAACGACCCGACGGCGCACATCACCCTGGGCGTGTACAAGCCCGAAGATGGCGGCATGTGCGCGCTGGTGATCGACTGCTGGCAGGAGCACCTGCAGTACCCGGACCTGCGCCCGAAGGTGCTGGACGAGTACGAGACGGTGTACGGTGAGGGCAAGAACAAGAAGCGCGTGGACCTGCTGCTGGTCGAGGACAAGTCAGCCGGCATCAGCCTGATACAGGACCTGCGGCGGTCCGGCGTGCCGGTGATCCCGTACAACCCAGGCAAGGCCGACAAGGTCCAGCGCCTGTCGATCGTTGCCAACATCATCAAGGCCGGCCGGGTCTGGGTGCCCGAGTCGAGCAACCGCAAGGGCTACATCCGCGACTGGGCCGAGGGCATGGTCAGCCAGATCTGCAGCTTCCCCGAGGCCGAGCACGACGACTTTGTGGACGCCATGAGCCAGGGTCTGCGATACTTGCGCGACGCAGGCTGGCTGACGATCGACTTCCCGAAGGAGTGGGTGGACGAGGACGACTACGTCGACGCGGCGGAGACGAGCAACAAGCGTGCGGGTAACCCGTACGACCAATAGGACCAACCATGGCAAAGACCCCGACCGTCAAAGAGATGCAAGCGGCACTTGCCGGCAGGCCGTACAAGGACGCCCCGACCCAGACGATCGACGACTGGAAGTGGCACCCGATGGAGCACATCAAGGCGCAGCTTGCCGAACGGCGAGAGCTGCCGACGCACGTTGAGAAGTACGCGGAGTTCATGCAGGAGATGAACGCCAAGGCGCAGGCCGGCACGCTGACCCCTCGTGACCTGATCAAGGCGCACACCATCACCCAGTCGAGCATCGGGCGCGGTGGTCTGTCGCACTCAACCGCCACCAGCCGTGACATGAAGCTGCCCAACACCGGCGGCGAGGTGCGGCCTGAAGGCGCGTTCGCCGAGTGGCTTGGCTCGCCGATGGGCCAGAAGTACCTGGACGCCGCCGAGCGTGGCGAGGTGCATCAACCGGCGATCGCTGACCTGATGGCTAAGTTCGCGCCGTTTGGCAAGCAGAACGTGCAGGGCGAGGCCATGAAGTACGCGGCGCAGACGCTGCCCCAACGGTCGGCAAGCGCCAACTACGCGGTCACCGGGCCGAAGCAGGAGTATCGTGACTTTGCAAGGAAGATCCGGGGCATTGCCGGCGCCAAGTCCGGGTTCATCGGCTCGCTGCTGGGCCGGGGCGACCAGCCCACGCTGGATGCGCGCCAGCTCAACCTGCACTCGCTGTCGCACCCGACCAAGGTCCCTGAGTCCATGATGGACCGCCAGCGCGGGCTGGGCGGCACCGAGGCGGTGGACCGGTTGACGGCGCGCCAAGAGGCGCTGGGCTACAAGATCCCCAAGGAGCTGAAGCCATTTGCGCAGCATCTGATCCACCACGACGTGTGGGACCAGATGGGCGGCACACAGACCACGCATGAAGACCTGATCAAGGCCATGCGGGGCTACGCGGACGGCGGTGACGTGGAGGCCATGAAGCGCGAGATGGATGTCAAGCGTTTTGCAAAGGGCGGCGCGCAAACATGGCCGGCCAATCTGCCGCCAGCGCCCGTACCGTCAAACCAGGAGATGACCGCCATTGTGGACCGCATTGCGCGGCAGCAGTTGGGCGAGCATGTCACCAAACCGGGCGAGACGACCAACTTAGCAGGCCGGTCAATCAAAGAAGCCAAGCGAATCAAACAGACCCAGTATGAGCTAAAGCCTACTCGCGAAGTCAGGCCCACACCGGTCTACGCGGCGAAGACGGGCGATGTGAACGTGGTGCTGCCCGGCGACCAGACGATCTCTGACCAGCAATTGGTGAGCTTGAACGACAAGCCCATTGGGTCCGACCAAGAAGGCGGATCACGGTACGGGGAAGGCAAGCTGCACTTGCCAAAAGCCAGAAGGCCGTTCTGGGCATCTGGCCCCGGCCCGGCGCAAGGGTTCCAGAACCGTGTGACCGAGTTGGCGCAAATCACCGGACAAGAACCCAGCGTCATTGCGCATCATCTGGCGATGGCCCGACCCGGCAACAACTTTGCGTTGCATTTTGCAGATGCCAACCTCAAAGCCATTGGCAACTCAGAAATAAAGCCGGAGCACAAAGAGACCTTCAACACGGTCATGCAGCAAGGCTTTCCTAGCACGGACAAAAAAGGCAACCCGATACAGGTCACGTTCCCACATTGGCCTGGGGTGGAGAACCCCACGCTGTCGTACAAGGCAATGCAAGCAGATCCTGAGATGCGCAAGTGGTTTAACAACCGCATGAAGACAAGCAACTTGACCAAGGCGTTGGGTTTCCCAAATGGTCTGGACGTGGAGTACGCCATCTCTGAACCCGAGCTGCGCAACATGGAAATCAACATGACCGGCCATGCGGTGGGTAAGATGGTACCCGGCGCAAAGTTGGTTCCAGGGGCGGATCACAACACGTACAGTCACAAGATCCTGGGCACGTCTTTGGGCCGCGCACCTGAGCTGGCGCCAATGGAGCTGTCGTTCTTGGATGCAACGCATTACATCAAGCCCAAGCTATCAAGCCCAGGGGCATACACGCGGACCATGTCGTTGTCGGCTCCGCATCAAGTGGTTGATGACAGGTACCTGAACATGATGAACGATTACTACACCAAGCTGCGCGCAGTCCGAGGGTACGCGGAGGGCGGCAAGGCCGAGCCGGACCTCGATGAGATGCGCCTCGCCAACACGCTGCGCAAGCCGAAGAAGGCGCTGGACATCCGCTCGGTGGGCGTTGATGAGGCACCCGACATGGCGGTCAAGACCTACGTATCGCCAGGGCTGGGCAAGGCCACCACGCTGCCCATCGGCGGCGTTGACTTTGCGCCCATGATGCCGGGGCAGCAGCTCGCACCGGGCGCCGGTACACCGGGCCAGCCGCAGCCACCGCAGCAGGGCGGCCCTGGAGGCCCAGGCGAAGCACCACCGGCTGGTCCACCAGGATCGGAGGTGCCCATGGGCGGCCCGGCACCGGGCGTAGCCCCTGTCGGCCAGTCGCCCCAGACACCGCAGAGCAACATCCTGGCGATGACCCGGCAGGGCCAAGCGCTGCGGGCGCTGACCCCCGTCCTTCCGCCACCTATCAAGAAAGCAGTAGGTGGAGTCGTTGGCTCACGTAACTTTCAAGATGGTGGCGAGGTAACTGACCTACCAGAAGTACGGGCCACCGTCAAAGACAAGAACCTGCAGCGCAAGGTTCCTGAGATGGAGGCCGCAGCCAAGGCGCTGCAAGAGGGCGTGATCAACCGCAAGGAGTACGACCGTGTTGTGAAGAAGCACAAGCCGGTCAAGCCGTATGACTTCGTGCCTCAGCCGGCAACAAATGAAAACGCGCTCCGGGCACTGCATGACAACAAGAAGCCCACATGGCGCGGCGCGGAGCAATGGCCCGCCGGCCGCAAGGTGGGCTTGCGTTTGGACATCCCCGCCTACGAGGACCATGGCGTGTGGGTCAATTCAATCCACGACGAGGAAGGCGAAGGGAAAGATAAGCTCAAGACATCCTACGGTCCCGTATCATCCGTCAAGAATGCCACGTTTGACGCCAGCCCCAACAAGGCCGTGCGGGTTGCCACTGGCGAGCAGAGCAAGTCGCCCTTTGCCCGCATCAAGGGCGAGCTGCACCACATGACGGAGGACGAGGCCGTCAAGCATATACAGAAGAACCTGCACCACCCGGACTACGCGCAGGTGGGCATGGACCCGCGCAGGCATGGGTACTTCTATGATCGCAAGACCTTGAAGCCGGTCACGCATTCGGCGCATGTCGTGCAGATCGGCCCGCTGGTCTTGGCGCACAAGCCGACGTACGGCAAGCGGGAGACGTACAAGGCCGGCGGTGTAGTCAACATGGCCGGCGGTAGCAAGGAAGCCAACCTACGCGCCATGCGCGAGGAGATCCTGCAGCAGAAGGGCCAGTACGGCGCACGCCGGCTGGACCGGGCTGCGGATGAGATCCGGAACCTGAGCAAGCTGTACACGCCGCAGGCACTGCGCGAAGCCTTCACCGGCGACAACGCCCAGGCAATCATGTCGATGAACCCGGCGCACTTTGAGCGCTACGCCAAGCCGTTGGAGTACCAAACGCACAAGATGGACCCGGCAACCATTGCGTCTCGGAAAGCCTACGACGCCCGAGAGGGCACGCATCAGCTAAAGCGCGCAATACCGACGGGCGATTACATCCAGCATTTGGTTGACATTGCACAGTCTGGCGGCTTTGAGGATGTCCCGTACCTGAAGATTGACAAGGAAAGGGCTGGCGACCAAGCCATGCTGAACGAGTTATACGCCAAGTACGGCGCAGTCAGGCCAATCACGCCACACCTTGTCGGCCACGAGGGCCGCCACCGCAACCGTGCGCTGGCAGCGATGGGCCAGAGGAAGGGACTGGTGCGGCTGTTCCCCCGCGCAGAGCTGCGCGAGCCGCTGCCCCGCCGGTCGCAGGAAGAGTACATCGAGGCGCTCCTGAAAGAGATACCCGGCAACATGGTCACGCCAGAGCCGCTGGGCGAGCATCGCGATGAGTACATCCGGCGTGGCGCAATTGCTCTGCCTGACTTCTACAACAAGGGCGGCAGCGTTGAGCAGATGAGCGCAGAGATGCGCGAGAAGGGCAAGCAGAAGTTCTTGGCGCCCAGCGCGGTCAAGCAGGTGATGTACCACGGCACGGCGCAGGACATCAAGGAGTTCAGGCCCAAGCAGGTCAACGCCACGTTCCTGTCCCCCGACCCCAAGTTCGCCCATGGCTTTGCGCAAATGAGCGAAGAATGGATGAAGCTGCACCCGCGTGAGGTTTTCAGCCCCGAGCAGCACGCTGCGTTGTTGAACGAGGCTGACCAAGAGTCGGCAAGGTGGTCCAAGACCCTTGGCCGCCCCACCAAGCTACACGAGCTGGAGAGCATGGAGGAGCGCGCACACGAGCGCAACATGCCAAGCGCGCAAAACATCATGCCCGTGCATGTGCAAGCCAAGAACCCGTTCGACTACGAGAACCCGCGTCACATGCAAGCGCTGCGCAACTACCTGCCCAAGCGGCAGCAATACCTGCTGGACGAGGGCGGCGAGACCCCGGTAGGCGGCAACAACTGGCGGTTCATAGAGAGCGAGCCAATCCAGAACGCCATCAAGGACATGGGCCACGACTCATTCTGGTCGGTGGAGCACGGCGCCAAGAACCTGGGTGTGTACAACCCAAAGGCCATCAAGTCAGCCATTGGCAACCGGGGCACGTACGACACTAGCCACGCGGATTTGACCAAGAAGCGCGGTGGTAAGGTTACACTGCCGGCATCGAAGGAACAGATGGAGCGAGAACTCAAGCGCGCCAGTCACTTCAAACAGAAGGTATAAAACATGAGCATCGAGCCAGAAGAGAACGACGACGGATCCGTGGACATGGACCTGCCGGAGGAGTATTCGGACGTGCTGGAGATGCCAGACGGCTCGGCGATCGTCTCAACTGAGACGACCGGGCCTGAAGAGACGCCCGAGTTCTATGCCAACATGGCCGAGACCATGGAGTCCTACGAGCTGGACAAGCTCGCGATGCGCTACATCGGCCTGCTGGCGAAGGACAAGGACGCCCGCGAGGAGCGGGACAAACAGTACGAGGAAGGCATCCGGCGCACCGGCATGGGCAAGGACGCCCCCGGCGGCGCGCAGTTCATGGGCGCCAGTCGCGTAGTGCATCCGGTCATGGCCGAGGGCTGCGTGGACTTTGCGAGCCGGGCCATCAAGGAAATGTTCCCGCCTGACGGTCCTGTGCGGACCAAGATCATGGGCGAGGTCGATGAGATCAAGACGCAGAAGGCCGAGCGCAAGCGCGACTTCCTGAACTGGCAGATCACCGAGCAGATTGAGGAGTTCCGCGACGAGCAGGAGCAGATGCTGACGCAGTTGCCCCTGGGCGGCTCGCAGTACATCAAGCTCTGGTACGACGAACAGAAGAAGCGCCCCGTGATTGAGTTCTTGCCAATCGACCGGGTGATCCTGCCGTTTGCCGCCAGTAACTTCTACACCGCACAGCGCGCTGCCGAGGTCCACGAGATCACCGAGTGGGAGTACAACCGGCGCGTGTCGAACGGCATGTACATCGACGGTGGGTCGTTCACCTCGTCAATTGAGCCTGAGCAGACCAAAGCTCAGACGGCGACAAACAAGATCGAAGGCAAGACGTTCCAGGACAACGAGGACGGCCTGCGCAAGGTGTTCCACGTCTACGCGTTCCTTGAGCTGGACGACGACAAGCACAGCAAGGGCGACATGGCCCCCTACATCCTGATGATCGACGACCAGAGCAGCTCGGTCATCGGCATGTACAGGAACTGGGAAGACGGCGACGACACAATGACCAAGCTCGACTGGATTGTCGAGTTCAAGTTCATCCCATGGCGAGGTGCTTATGCTATTGGTTTACCGCACCTTATTGGTGGCCTTGCTGCTGCCCTTACTGGCTCTCTGCGTGCTCTGCTGGATAGCGCCCATATTAACAACGCGGCCACTATGCTCAAGCTCAAAGGAGCCAAGATCAGTGGTCAATCGCAGCAAGTCGAAGTAACCCAGATCGCTGAGATTGAGGGCGCGCCGGGTGTTGACGACATCCGCAAGATCGCCATGCCGATGCCGTTCAACCCGCCGTCGCCGGTGCTGTTCCAGTTGCTGGGCTGGCTTGACAAGGCCGCCAAGGGCGTGGTGACAACCAGCGAGGAGAAGATCGCTGATGTCAACGCCAACGCGCCTGTGGGCACCACGCAGGCCCTGATTGAGCAAGGCGCGGCGGTCTACTCGGCCATCCATGCGCGGCTGCACAAGTCGCAGGAGCGGCTGATCAAGATCCTATGCCGGCTGAACAGGTGGCACTTCGATGAGATGCGCAAGGGCGACATCCTCGAGGACCTGCACATTGAACGTTCGGACTTCGACAAGAACACCGACGTGATCCCCGTCAGCGACCCGCACATCTTCAGCGAGACGCAGCGGATGGCGCAGATGCAGGCCGTGCTGATGCGGGCCGACAAGAACCCGGACCTTTACGACGCCAAGAAGGTAGAGGAGCGGTTCCTCAAGCAGCTCAAGATCCCGAACATCAACGAGCTGTTGAAGGACGTGCCGGCGCCTGAGCAGCGCACCCTGGCCGATGAGAACGCCGCAATGTCTATCGGCAGGCCAGCCTATGCCTACCTGCAGCAAGACCATCTGGCGCACATCCAAGGGCACCTGATGTACGGTTTGGATCCGTCGTTCGGGTCCAACCCGTTCATTGCTCCACAGTTTGTCAAGAACGCGATCGAGCACATCAAGCAGCACATGACCCTGTGGTATCTGAACCGCATGAACGGATACGTTGCAAACCTGCGGAACGGCAAGCCGGTGAGTAACTACGACGATCCAAAGGTCACCGCGATCATTGACCAGCTCTACGCGAGCGTGGGCCAGCACGTCGCGCTGGATAGCGAGCAGGTGTTTGCGCAGGTACTGCCGCAGTTGCAACAACTGCAGCAGATGGCAAAGCAATACTCGTCCGCACCGGTGCTGCCGCCAGATGCTCAGGTGGTCAAGGATACTTCGATGGCCGAGACCCAGCGCAAGGCCGCGAAGGACCAGCAGGACGGGAAAGTGGCGCAGGCCAAGATCCAAGCCGAAGCGTTGTCGTTGCAGGCTAAACTGCAGGCTGAGATCCAAGTTGAGAACGCCAAGATTACTGGCATACCAATCCCACCGGCGCCACCAACGCCAGGACAACCCCCCGCAGGCCCGCAAATGCCTGCACAGCCACAACCAGCGGCTATGATGCCGCCACAAGGAGTTCCAAATGGCAACGTCTGATCAAGAACAGCAGAGTATTCTCGTCCCCCAGCACAAGCGCATGGCGCAGGGCGCCAAGCTCGATGGCACCAGTATGCAGGCCAAGGGCGCCGGCAAGGGTAACTCCAAGCCGGCTGGTGGCCTGAGCCACGTCAAGAAGAAGAAATGATTAGTGCGCTGATCCATGTGATCAAGGAGAGGCAGGCGACCATTCGCCTGTCCATGGCGCAAGGTAATGTGGTAAGTTTTGAGGCATACCAACGCCTAGTTGGCGAGTATCAGGGCCTGCAGTGGCTACTAGATACCATCGACGAGCAGCTCGAAGAGAAAGAATAAGGTCGCAAGACCCCAAGTGCGCTGAAATATGCGCTGTAAAACCGCACTGAAATATGTGCTTTGTGGGAGTGAGTATGAGTGACGTTGCAATAATTCCTGGATTTGAAGGGGTTAGTCAGCCATCGGACCCGGTCGAGTTGGCCTGGGCCTTTCCGGCTGTTGATCCCGGTCTGGCGCCCCTTGGCGGCAGGATCATGGTCCAGCTAAGGCGGACAAAGAAGAAGCAAGGGCGTATCGTCCTCATTGAGGAGACCCGTGAAGCTGAGAAGTGGAACGGTCAGATCGCCAAGGTCATCGGGATTGGCCCGCTCGCGTTCAAGAACCGCGACACAATGGCACCCTGGCCCGAAGGCAGTTGGGTTGAGGTCGGTGACTTCATCCGCGTGCCCAAGTGGGGTGGCGATCGTTGGGAACGACCGGTAGCTTTGGACGAAGATCCAGCGCTATTCGTGGTCATCAGCGACCACGAGGTCATCAGCAAGGTGACTTGCGACCCCCTCAGCTTCAAAGCCTTTGTCTAAGGAGTCACCATGGCTACCAAACCCACTGACACAGAAGAAATCATGCACATCGAGGAGGATTCGGACGGTACCGTCACGATCGACCTGCCCGATAACATCCGCACCGCTGACGACGAGCCGGGTGAAAGCCGGCAATCGGCCAGTGATGACGGTGATGTAGATCACCCCAACGACAGCGAGGCCGTCAGGGCCGCCCGGCGCGCACGCCGGCGCTCCAAGAAGGACCTGATCCGCAAGACAAACGACGAAAAAGACGTTCGTTTGCAGATGCTGCAGCGTCAAAACGACGATCTGACCAACCGGCTGTCAAATGTTGAGCGGAAAACGCAACAGCACGACATGAACCGGCTGGATAAGGCCATCGAAGACCAAAGCGTCCGGCTCGAGTACGCAAAGATGAAGCTATCCGAGGCCACGGCCTCTGGGGACGGCGATAGCGCCGTGAGCGCGCAGGAATTGCTCTACGAAGCCCGGAAACAGCTTGATCAGTTGAGCGCGAACAAGCGTCACGCCAATCAGGCGCCCCAAAAGCAGATAGATCCTGGCGTCCAACGCCACGCCGCTACCTGGATTGATCGAAATGATTGGTACAAGCCGGACCTGTCGGACACTGACAGCAAGGTCGCCAAACAGATTGATGAGACGCTGGTAAAAGACGGCTGGAACCCCGGAACTGCGGAATATTGGGACGAATTGGACAATAGGTTGCAAAAATATCTGCCGCATCGCTATAATAAATCCAACGAGAGGAGTGAATCCAGTAGGTCACCGAGGAATACCGTAGGAAGTTCAGGGCGCGAAGCCTCTGCAGCTTACGGGGGCACAAACCGTACTTTCACGCTGTCAGCCGAACAGGTCAGGGCGATGAAAGATGCTGGGATGTGGGAAGACCCCGCCAAGCGAGCCAGGATGGTCAAGCGTTATGCAACCGAATCACGTAACAACAGGGGTAACTGAAATGGAATCACGTCTCAAAAAGTCTTTGAACGCTGGTGGTCGTGAAACTCGTGCAAACGAGGACGCCTCCCGCCGGCCGCCCGAAGAAAAGTTTGCTTCAACGCAGGAACGTCGCAAGATGTGGAGCGAAGAGTGGACGCAATCGGCTTTGCCCAAAGTGCCTGACCTAAACGGATGGCACCTGTGCTGGCTTTCAACGACCAACAGCTACGACAGCATTGATAAGCGCATCCGCCTGGGATACGTGCCCGTTAAGTCGGAAGAGTTACCAGGGTATGACGACTACAAGGTGAAGTCTGGCGAACATGTTGGGTATATCTCGTGTAACGAGCTGCTGCTGTTCAAGCTGCCCATGGATGTCTTCCAAGACGCCATGATGCACATGCACCACGAACTTCCTCAGGAAGAAGCGGACAAAATCCGCATCCAGACTGAGAATTTGACGAGTGCTCGCGATAGCAACGGCCGTGCCCTGGTTACTGTTGACGGTGACAACACGCAAAGCAACTATGACAGGCAATCCCATAAAACGCCGGTATTTTCCGGCTAACAAGGAGTTTAAATGAGTACAACCTCTGCTCCGTTTGGCTTGCGTCCTGCGTTTCACCCTTCGGGTCTGGACCGCGCTCAGGCGCTCGCCAACGGCATTGTTTCTGGCTTCAGCATCAATATCCTCAAGGGCCAACCGGTCGTCTACAGCACAGCGGCTCTGACCACTGGCGGTTCGACGAACGGTACGCTCACCACGGCTACTGCCCCCAGTTCGGGTTCAGCAGCCAGCTACCCTTGGGTAGGCGCCTTTGCCGGCGTTGAGTTTACTGACGTTACTGGCCGTCGTCGCGTGTCAAACTTTTGGCCCGCCAACACTGCTTTCACGGCAGGCTCGTGCATCGCCTATTTCTACAACGACAACAACATCGTTTATGAGATCCAGGCTGATGGCTCGATGGCGCAAACCTCCATCGGCAACGAGTACCTGTTCACCAACCTCACGGCGGGTTCTACTACCACCGGTCTGTCGCAATGCACCCTGGGTGCTTCGACTGCCGTCGGTAATGGCGTCCAAGGCCAGATGCGTGTGGTTGACGTTGGACCGGGCGTGGACAACAACTGGGGTGATGCATACACTATCGTGCGCGTCGTTTGTGCCAACTCGCAACTGTTCGGTGCATTCACCGCAGTCGTGTAACTAGGAGCTAAATCATGGCCGCACCAATGCGCAGTACGGACTTCCGGAGTATCGTTGAGCCTATCCTCAATGAATGCTTCGATGGAGTCTATGACCAACGTGCCGATGAATGGTCACGTGTCTTCCGTGAGGAAGATGGTATCCCCCGCAACTACCACGAAGAGCCGGTTCTGTACGGCTTCGGCGCTGCACCACAACTGCCTGACGGCACGCCGGTGTCGTACCAACAAGGTGGTGTTCTGTTCCTTCAGCGTTACCTCTACAAGGTCTACGGTCTGGCTTTTGCCCTGACCAAGGTCCTGGTTGAGGACGGCGACCACATCCGTCTGGGTCAGGTGTATGCACGTCACCTTGCACAGTCGCTCGTGGAAACCAAAGAGCTGCTGTCCGCCAACGTCCTGAACTACGCCTTCAACAGCGCATTCCCAGGCGGCGACGGTGTCTCGCTGATCAGCACGGCTCACCCCCTGGCTACCGGCACGTTCAGCAACCAGTTGTCTACTGCTGCTGTTCTGTCGCAGACCTCGCTTGAGCAGATGCTCATCCAGGTTCGTCAGGCTGTTGACAATAACCAGAAGAAGATCCGTTTGGTCCCACGTCAGTTGATCGTTGCCCCAGGCAACATCTTCCAAGCTGAAGTGCTGCTGAAATCGGTTCTGCGCGCTGGCAATGCCAACAACGACCTCAACCCGGTCAAGTCGATCGGTTTGCTGGACGAAGGCGCTGCCGTTCTCAGCCGTCTGACTAGCCCTACCGCTTGGTGGGTTCAGACTGACGCTCCTGAGGGCTTCAAGTTGCTGATGCGTCGTCGTTTGGAGAAGACGATGGAAGGCGACTTTGAGACTGACTCGATGCGCTACAAGGCCACCGAGCGTTACGCAGTCGGCTTCACCGACCCCCGCGCCGCCTACGGCACGCCGGGTATGTAAGTAGAAGGGCCGGGACCCCCCGGCCCTTTTTTGTATAACTGGTCAAACTTTTCAAGGAGCAGACCATGCCTCAATTTTCAGACGACCTATTTCTCGGACCAGCACAAGGCTATCAAGGGACCGGCGTTTACGCTATTTCCACGACCTTTACTGGTTCTATCGCAACAACAACCCTGACCGTGACGGCAATGCTGTCTGGTGACCCGATCACCCTCGGCATGTGGCTTGGCGGCGCAAACGTTGGCACTCCGGCCTACATCACGGAATTCGTGACGGGCGCGGGCGGCACGGGCACCTACACCGTGAGCGCTAGCCAGACTGCCGCAAGCGCAATAGTTGTTGGCGCGGGTAATGCTTACCTGAACGATCCGGCCCCAATGGAGCTGGGCGTTGGTCCTTTGGGCCGCATTTATGTCTGGGATATCGTTCCGCAAACTGCGGTGACGAACAACATCGCCGCATCGCAAACTGCTGCTGGCGCTGGTGCTCTGACGCTGACTGCCGGTACTTCGGCCAAGTCGGTGGTGCGGGCCGACGGGGTAACAGTTATTCAGCTCGACTGCCCACGCGGCGTGAGGGTGAATTGCTCTACCACGGCACGCGCAATGACCGTCAGCGGCTACGACGTTTATGGTCAAGCCATGAGCGAAGTGATCACTGTTGCGGTTGCGGGTACTGCGGTTTCCGGCGCGAAGGCTTTTTACCAAATTAGCGGCGTCACTATCGCTGGCTCGGCAACGGTTTGTCTTGTCGGAACTACAGACGTTCTGGGGTCCCCGGTCCGCATTCAGGACTTGGCCTATATCGTCCACGCCGGTTACAACAACGTCATCACTGACAATGCGGCCACGGCTGTGCGGGCGGCTACTGCCACTGCAACAACCACTACCGGCGACGTTCGTGGTACGGTGACCCCGAACGGTGCGGCCGATGGCTCCAAGCGTCTGGTTGTGACGATCGCCATGCCGGCAATTGCCGTCGGTCCTAATGCAACCCGCACTGGCGCTTTTGGCGTCACGCAAGCCTAAAGGAGAGCGAAATGGGCCAATTTAAGCCAATGACCAAGATGATGACGACCGAGCCGTCAGTCATCCTGAAGCTCAAAAAGGGCGGTCACGTTGAGAGCAAACGCGAGGAGATGGGCGAGCACGGCCATACCCCGATGTCCAAGGGCAACAGCCTAATGGTCGCGATCGCGGTTGGTAAGGGCAAGAAGGGCGCGCCTGATGGCGATTCGCCAAAGAAGCCGTCGATGTCCGATCGCCGCAAGGCCATGGCCGCTCCTTTTATGAAAAAGGGCGGTAAGGCGGATGGTGGCGCCATGGGCGCACCGATGGCACCTGCAGCCATGCCTATGCCTATGCCGGCCGTTCGTAAGCGTCGTCCTATGATGGCACCGCCGGCACCTGCTCGTATGCCTGCTGGTATGCCCGCTGGTATGCCTGCTGGTATGCCCGCTGGTATGCCCGCTGGTATGCCCGCTCGTGCAGCCATGAAAAAAGGCGGCAGCACCGATGATGCGCAAGACAAGGCCATGATCAAGAAGGCCTTCAAGCAGCACGATATGCAAGAGCATACCGGCGGCAAGGGCACGAAGCTGGCGCTCAAGGCCGGCACCATCGCCGGCAATGCCGCTTCCTACCTCAACAAGGTGGTTGACGGTGACAAGAACGATTCGGCCAAGGGCACCAAGGGCGTTCGTACTGGCAACGCTGGCGGCTTCAAGGCTGGTGGGACCATCAAGGGCAACGCCGCTTCCTACCTCAACAAGGTGGTTGACGGTGACAAGACCGACTCGGCCAAGGGCACCGGCGGCGTTCGCATGTCGAATGCTGGGGGCTTCAAGGACGGCGGATGCGTAGATACTGCCAAGCCTGGGGTAACGAACACGTCTACGGGCAACGTTCGTAACGGCAACGCTGGCGGCTACAAGATGGGCGGTGCAGCAAAAAAAGCCTACGCCACGGGGGGCAGTGTTAACAACACCGGCCGTCCCGTGGCAATGCCTAAGCACTCCGTTTCCAAGCCGGTGAGTAACACTGCACAGTCTGGCACCTTCAAGAAAGGCGGCAAGGTAAGCCGCTTTGATGAGGGTGGCGATGTGATAGATACGAGCCGTGGTGGGTACGATAGCTTTGAAAAGGCCAAGCGGGAGGAAGACATGCCGCTGGCTAATTCCATCCGCAACGCCCCAGGCAAGGCGTATGATGCGATCAGGCGTCTGCTTGGTAACGCACCTGAAGCCGCATCAGAGCCGGCGAAAGAAGCCGGTGCTGGGCGCGGGTTTGTCAACCCACCGATCCCATCTGGGGCACGCAGGTAAGTAACAAGAGCGGGGGCCTCGGCTCCCGCTTCTAATTTGAATTTTGGAGACCCACATGGGAACTTATTCTTCTGCAACACGCCAAGGTGCGTATGAGCCATTTGAACTGCAAGTAGCCCGTGGGCAAGTTGATGGTCACAAAACCTTATTTAAGTTCGGCATCAACGGTGATGTCGGCACATCCGTAGAAACAGTTTGGGCACAAGGCGGAACGTATGCATACCCCGCTTCTGCCACTGTAATGAAAATCTCTAGCTCAAGTGCAGACGATACTTCTGCTGGAACTGGCGCAAGAACAATTGCTATTTTTGGTCTTGATGCAAATTACGACGAAATTAGCGAGTCTGTCCTATTAGATGGGCAAAGTTACTTGCGTATTTCTCGTATGTATGTAACCACCGCTGGTTCTGGTGCAACTGCCGTAGGAACTATCTACGCTGGCACTGGCACTGTTACTTCGGGCGTACCAGCAACTGTATACGGCATGATTGCTATTGGTGCAAACCAAACGCAAATGGCATTTTGGACTGTACCCGCAGGTTATACCTTGTATTTAATGGGAACTTTCTTTACATCTGCAAACTCAACCGCAAACGCATCAACCAACTTTCAATTGATTCAACGCCCATTGGGTGGTGTGCTTAGAATACAAAGTTCAGCG